TTGAGAACATTACCGATACTGGTACTGAAGGTACTAAAGTTGCTAGTGGTACTAATGCTCAACGAGGTACTACGCAAGGTCAATTAAGATTTAATACTGATACAGGATTAGCTGAATATTATACTGGTACTGCTTTTAAAAGTATTGATGCGGCACCAATAGTTTCATCTATTGATGTTACAGAAGTAGATAGTCAAGCAGGTGGAAATCAAACAATAGTTATTACTGGTTCTGGTTTTTCTTCTGGTGCTACTGTAACTTTTGTTGGTGCAAGTGGAACAGATTTTAATGCATCAAGTGTTACTTTTAATAGTGTAACACAGCTTACAGCAGTTGCACCTAAAGCTAGTTTCTTAAATGCACAAGAACCTTATGGTGTTAAAGTAGAAAATCCTAGTGGTTTATCAGCAACACTTGCTAGTCAAATTAATGTTGATTCAGCACCTACATTTGATGTTGCTAGTGGTTCACTCGGTACTCTATCTAATGCAAATAGAGCATCTTCTAATTTAACTTCTGTCACAGCTACAGATGCAGAAGGTGATGCAATAACTTTTTCTAAAATTTCTGGTACTTTACCTACTGGAATTACATTTAATTCTGATGGTACTTTTTCTGGTACAGCAGATGCAGAAACTTCAAACACAACTTACACATTTACAATTAGAGCAACTGCAAATTCTAAAACTTCAGATAGACAATATACAATTACTGTTAATGCACCTATAGCAACTGGTGGAACAGAAAACTCTTATACAGATGGTGGAATAAATTATATTTCTCACACATTTTTATCTTCTGGCACATTTACTTTAAATAACACTACTGCTTTAGATTTTATGATTGTAGCAGGTGGTGGAGCAGGTGGAATAGATGGTGAAGGTGATGCAGGAGGTGGAGGTGCAGGAGGAGTTATTGTTTTAACTAATCAATCAACTTCAGCAAGCACATACACAATTACTGTTGGTAATGGTGGAGTAGCTTCTTCTCCTCCAAGTTCATCAACAGATGGTCAAAATAGTGTTGCTTTTTCAAATACTGCTATAGGTGGTGGTACTGGTGGTACTGCCTCTGGGACTACACACGCAGGTAGAAATGGTGGCTCTGGTGGTGGAGGTGGTGGTGAAACTAACACTGCTTCTGGTACAGGAACATCTGGACAAGGTAATAATGGTGGTACTGGAGATGGCACACCAGGTGCTTCAAGAGCAGGTGGTGGTGGAGGAGGTGCAGGTGCATCTGGAGGAAACGCATCACCAGGTACAGGAGGTGTCGGTGGAATAGGTATTCAAAATAACTTTAGAACAGGCTCAAACATTTACTACGCAGGTGGTGGAGGTGGAGGAGCTAAAACTACTGGTTCATTAGGTGGACTTGGTGGTGGAGGTAGAGGTTCTAATTCTACAGCAGGAAACCAAACTTCTGGTACAGCAAATACTGGAGGTGGCGGTGGTGGAGGTACTAGCGGTAATAACAGTAATGGTGGTTCTGGTATTGTTGTTATTAGGTACGCAGCATAATGCCTAGAAAAAAGATTGCACCAAAAGATTATGCTGAAGTATCAGCAGGTGTAAGACTTTCAAGCCATGAGAAACTATGTGCTGAAAGAATGAAGACATTAAACGAAAGTATTAATGAGTTAAAACGAGAAGTTAAATCTTTGAGACAAGATGTTTCTATGGGACAAGGTGGACTAAAAGTTATCCTTGCTATTGGAACATTGCTTGTTGGAATTATAGGGTTCTTTCAATTTAAATGAAATATTTATTAGTGCTGTATATGTGCAGCATGAATACTGGACAATGTCCTTCTCATACATACGCAGGTTATCAATTTAATAATCATTACGATTGTGTCATGAATGGATATGCAGTTGCTCAAACTACATTTAAACAATTAGAAGAAAATTTAGAATGGGACAAAGAATATATAAACGAAAACAAAATCGTTATTAAATTTGAATGCCGTGGGCTTAAAGTGGAGAATATATAATGGGATTGCCAATATTAAAATTATTAACGTTTGGTGTTAAAACAGCAGCAAACATTTATCAAACAAAAAAAGAAACAAAGCAACTTGAAGCAGTAGCAGAGAGAAACCATGTAGAAAGGATGGTCAAAGGTGAAGTCGAATATAAGAAAGCTATTATCGCTAGTAATGATAATGGTTGGAAAGATGAATTTGTCTTGGTTCTTATATCCATTCCTATTATTCTATTGGCTTATTCTGTTTTCTCTGACGACCCTAACATACGTGCTAAACTAGATATTTTCTTTGAATATTTTTCTAATATGCCTTTTTGGTATCAGGGATTATTCATAGGAGTAGTTGGCTCAATATACGGACTTAAAGGTGTCGATTTAATGAAAAGGAAATAGAAAATGAATTTTAAGTATGACTTAACGAAAGCAATCAAAGAATTTATGAGAAAAAAGTCTGCTGATGCTCAATTAAGAAAAAGAAGTATGGATAGTGTTGCTCGACCTAGAGCAAAGAAAAACATACTAGCTAAAAGTAAGGACTTACAAGGTATATGAAAATAAACGAAAACACTAATGTAGCATTACCAATTAGAAATTTATTATTTATAATAGGTGCAGTTGCTATTGGTGTTTGGGCTTATTTTGGTGTTATTGAAAGATTAAATAAATTAGAAACTTCAGATACTTTGTTTGAAGCAGATTTATTAAAAAAAGCAGAACAGACACCCAAAAATTTAGAAATTTTCATGCTTATCGAAGAGTTATTTTCTCAAGTAGAAAAATTAGAAAAAAACCAGGAGATGAACATGAGTAATAAAATTAAAATAGAATTTATAGATGAACAATTAACTAAAGCACTAAATGATATTGAAAAATTAAAAGATGCTAACAGAGAAATGAAATATACAAACGGTAGTCAATGATAGAAGTAGTAGTTGCATTGTGTATGTTTATTCAAGGTGAATTAGTTGAACATCGAGTAAAAAATAAAATGTCCGATTGTTTAGAAGGCAAAAGAACTGCTGAAAGAAACAATGGGTCTAACAACATTCAATACAAATGTGGAAAAGTTAAAGCAGAAATTTCTGTAGATTCACAAGGGTATAAACACATCGAAAATATAATTAAGGAGTAGTAAATGATGATATTTGGTGAAACACCTAGATTTTATAAAAACAAAGTAAAAATATTTATTGCAGATAACAAAAAGTTAGTAATTGCTTTTGTTGTTTGGTCAGCAATATTATTGGCACTATAGTTATGTCAGACAAACCTAATTCGTTTGAAGCCAAAACAAAAGTTCTACCTAAACTTTTAGTAGACAAAGCTTATGAGATGTTGACTAGTGGTGAAAAACTTACAGCTAGTGAATTAAAAGTTTGTTTAGATACTTGCAAAACATATGGAGTAGAAGTAGATGAACAACCTCAAACAAGTATCACAGACAGTTTACCATTTGACGAAAGCTAACATTCGTTGGATTGGATTTCTATTAGCCGCATTATCAGTAAGCATATTGTCATCCACTGTCGTGAAAGTTCAATGGATAGGTTGGCTGATAGGTGCAGTTTCGTGTTCTATTTGGATATTTATATCTTTTAAGGACCAGGACAAACCTAGAACTTTAATGGAGTGTATGTATTTACTATTATCACTCTACGCTTGTTACAATTGGTTTAATTATGAGTAAAAAAACAAAAACAATAGAACCTAGTGTTAAGAATTTTAAAAACTTTTTATATCTTGCTTGGGAACATTTAAATTTACCTAATCCTACGCCTATACAGTATGACATAGCAGATTATCTGCAAAATGGGTCTAAACGTATAGTAATAGAAGCTTTTAGGGGTGTTGGTAAATCTTGGATTACATCAGCTTTTGTATGTCACCAACTTTTATTAAACCCACAAAGAAACATTCTAGTAGTATCTGCAAGTAAAAACAGAGCAGATGACTTTTCTACATTTACACAAAGACTAATTAGTGAAATGCCATTGTTACATCATTTAAAACCTAGGGATGACCAACGTCATTCTAAAGTTTCTTTTGATGTTGCACCGGCTAGAGCGTCACACGCACCTTCAGTTAAATCTTTAGGTGTTACATCGCAATTGACTGGTTCACGTGCTGATTTAATTATTGCAGATGACGTAGAGTCAGCTAATAACTCTCAAACACAATTAATGAGGGACAGGCTAGGTGAAACCGTTAAAGAATTTGACGCAATCATTAAACCTGAAGTAGGACGTATTGTTTTCCTAGGTACACCACAAACTGAAATGAGTTTGTACAATGACTTGGAAGAACGAGGATTTGAAACAAGAGTATGGACGGCTTTATATCCTACACAGACACAACAAGTTAGTTTAGGACATAAACTAGCACCAATAGTTGCTGACGCTGTTAAAGAAAATAAAAAATTAGTAGGTAAGCCTACAGACCCACAAAGATTTGATGAAGTAGATTTAATGGAACGTCAAGCGTCTTATGGACGTAGTGGTTTTGCATTACAGTTTATGTTAGACACAACATTAAGTGATTTAGAGAAATATCCATTAAAACTAAACGACTTAATTGTAGTATCTGGCTTAGATACGTGGAAAGAAGCGCCTACAAAGATACAATGGGCTTCTTCTGTTGACCAAATCAAAAATATTGACAGTGAGCTGCCTAATGTTGGACTTAAAGGTGATTATTACGTAGCACCAATGTATATGTCTGAAACTTATGCACCATTTGAAGGTTCAGTTATGTCAATTGACCCTGCAGGTCGTGGAGCAGACAAAACTGGTTACTCAGTTGTTAAAATGTTACATGGAATATTATATTTGACAGCTTGTGGTGGATTAGACGGTGGTTATAGTGACAGTACGTTAGAGCAGCTAAGTAATATAGCAAAACAACACAATGTTAATTACGTTGTTATTGAGTCTAACTTTGGTGATGGTATGGCAACAGCCTTGCTAAAGCCTATAATGGCACGTATACACCCATGTACAATTGAAGAGGTAAGACACTCAAAACAGAAAGAATTACGTATTATAGACACTCTAGAGCCTGTTATGAACCAACATAGACTAGTGGTTAGCCAAGAGTTAATTAAGAATGACTTTAAGTACGAATTAGACCACCAATTGTTTAAACAAATGACTAGAATAACTAAAGATAAAGGTTCTCTAAGGCATGATGACCAACTAGACGCATTATCTATAGCTGTAAACTATTGGGTAGAACGTATGGACAGAGACCAGGTACTAGCATTTAACGAACATAAGAATGAACTTTTAGAAAAAGATTTAGAACGTTTTATGCAAAATACTATTGGTAAAAAACCAAGTAATACAAGGTGGATTAATTAGTACCCCTATTAGAACTAGGGGGGTAGAAAGTCATCTATATGTAACCTTAATGATACCATAAAGTATCTTTAAGAAGGTTATTTATGAAACCCACCCACCCAGTAAACCTATTAAACATATGAACCTACCAGAAATAATACTATTGGGGTATGTACCCTTGTTAACTATAAGATATTCTTGGAGATTACTGCTATATTTCGGTAAAAAAATCTGAGAGGGTATCATTATAATAAAGAGAGCGATGTTCCCCCTTTGTTCTTTTGTTCACCTTTTGTTCTGTTCCAGGAACGGCTTCAAATATAGAGTTTTTATCGGTTGTTATAACCGTTGGTTAACTTTTGTTTTGTTTTTTTGGTTTTCTTTTGGGTTTATCTTTGTCGTGGGGTCTATTTTTTTTTTTTTTTTATTT